GTAAAACAGCCAATATCAGCAGGCAGCACTACTATAATATAGTTAAAAAACAAGAATTTAATGAGTTGTGTAAGCAGACGGCAACCGACTTAGTAAAAGCCGAAATATTACCGCTTATATATACCGGCATAAAAGAGGCCAAACGAGGCAGCTTTCAGCATTGGAAAGTGCTAATGGAAATGTCCGGAATGTACGCAGAAAAAATGGATCATAGCGTCTCCATCACCTTTGAACAGCTGTTGAAAAAGGCACTGGAATCTGGGGAGTGAACATGTTTGTTTAGGGTATACCTTATCCAAAAAGGCGCAATTATACAACATTATGTTTGCTACGTGTTGGTTTATTAATTAATAAATATGTGTTTGCTTACATCTTGACTTTAAATAAATATAATAGTAAAATGGAGGTATCTTATGAAGGAAAGTCGGGTGTTAAATATGAACATTGCATATGTTCGGGTATCAACTGTTGAACAGAACGAGGATCGCCAGATTGAGGCGCTCAAGGGACATAATATTGAAAAATGGTTTACTGAAAAGATAAGCGCTAAAGACACTAACAGGCCGCAATTTCAACAAATGTTGGAATTTGCCCGAGATGGAGATACAATACTTATAAAAGACTTTAGCAGAATAGCCAGAAGCACAAAAGATTTACTTGCTACAGTTGAACTGCTCGAAAAGAAAAAAATCAAGCTCGTGTCTTTGCAGGAACAGCTTGACACTGGGACGCCTACAGGAAAACTTATGCTTACTATGATAGGTGCAATGAACGAGTTTGAGCGGAATAATTTGCTTGAGCGCCAACGAGAGGGCATAGCGATAGCCAAAAACAAGGGAAAGTACAAGGGCAGGAAAAAGATATCATTCCCGCCAGGGTGGCAGGAAACATACGACAAGTGGAAACATCGTGAGATAACCGGCATTGACGCAATGAAAGTATTAAAACTCAAGCGGAACACGTTTTATAAGTTAATTAAGGAACAAGAGGAAAGCTGAAAGGCTTTCTTTTTTTGTTGAAAAGGAGCTGATCTATTAAATATCACCTCAAATCTGCGGTGCTGTTGTTGGGGTTTTTGACTATAAAGTGTAGAACGTTAAGTGTACTTCTAATTGAACATTTTACACTTTTAGCCTTCAAAGCCTTGATAATGGCTGAAATGTCATGTCGCCTAAGCGACAAAAACAAGGCAAAAAATGCTACTCAAGCGACATTTTAAAAGGGGTGATTTTAGTGATTGAAAAACAAGTAACATTAACGGACACGAACTCAGGAAAAGAACTGAGCAACAAAAGAAAGCGCATTGATGTGTTCAATGAAGAGGGGTACTTATTTTGGGCTAATAAATACTTTAGAAAACAATTTGCTGATGTCAATCTATCTGACTACATAGGCACGGGAGAAGACTTTCGAAGGGTTCACATATTGGCTGAAAAAATATATAAGAACACCAACACTATATCAATAAGGGAAAGCGTCAGAAAGGTAAGGCCTGCCGACATAGAAGACATTTCAATGTTAATCGGACTAAATATCAGGCGATCAAAGGAGTTTATTGCACGGATGGTTAAAGCCCATGTGATAGCCCTGCGAATTGATAGAGTTGGCGATACGATTTCTGAAAAGTACGTTGTCAATCCAATATTTTTCTTTTCCGCAAAAAGACTATCGCCTGATTTGTATTTCCTTTTTCAAGAAAGCCTGGACACGTATTTACACCCAAACACTATACAGGAATTCCACGTTAGGGGCAACATAGTAGATGACATTAAAAAGCCCATTAAAAAAGAAAGAACCGTAAGTCCATTGCTGGAAAAAGCAAAAGCAATTGTAAAGCAGTAGTATAAGCCTGACCGCCGCAAGGCATCAGATAAAGTGAAGGATGGCGCAATATGGCATTAAGAGTAAGGCGTAACGGCAGGATTCTATGTGCTGCCAAAAGTAAACCGATGGAAGGGGACTTGTACATAGACGATGCTATACATAGCTGGCTAACAAGATGTACAGATATTTCCATAAACGTAATTGAATCGTCGGGTGAAGACGAAAACGGCGAAGAAGAGTGGAAAGTTATAGAAAGATTGGTGAAAGTATAAAGGAGGCCACATGAAAGACAAATATTGGTACATGCAAGACAGGATAGGATTTTTCGGCACAGGGTTACTTATAGGCTTTGTGGTAAGCGTTGCCATAATGATATTTGTGAGGTGAAAGTATGTATGATTCAACAGACGGGAAAAAAGCTGGAATACTGAAAGACACCTATACGAGATATTCTGATAGTACCAGCAACAACGGCCCTTATGCCCACGAAAATAGCACGACAATAACAAACAGCAACGGTGTAGTTTATGCGGAAGCTCCTGAGTTTATTGATCCTGTTGCCGATCCGATCATAATGAATACGCCAAGGTATCAGGCACCCATTAACCCCGACTACCTTAAACTCGCCCAAATCGCCTATGACACAGTCCTACGGACTATGCAGGAGGGCGAGAAGACACATCCCTCGGATGAGTGGCAGGAGGTAAGCATATCTGGCCACACGGCACATGTAGCAGATCATTTAGTTAAATGGTCAAAAGGATTTACGGACGAACCGCATTTAGAACATCTTATAACCCGCTGTGCAATGATAAAATTCCTTGATAACAAATCAATTTGACCTTTCTATACATTTGAATAGTTTATGCTATGTATAGGTGTAAATGAGGCCGTTAAGCCGGGCGGGGTACGCTTGAAGGTTCAAATCCTTGGTTCAAGTAATCAGAAAGCTGCAGAGGCTATCGTATCATGCTGAATGTAATATTCTGCATTCTCACAAAACACCTAGAAAGGAGCAAGTATGAGAACAAAAACCTGTCAACTACCACCAGCTAAAGTATCACCAAAAATGTACGATGAAACACAAAAGTGCGCCGCAATAGAGGAAGAGAATCTTTCGGAGTATGTGCGCAAGGCGGTTGAAATTCGGAACAAAGAAGTAAGGAGGGAGGATTGACCTATGAAAGTAAATTTCAATCAGCGCATTAAACCCGGCTACACAGTATACGACTACGATACGCCCGCCAAGCAATACTGCGTCTGCGTATGGTTCCTGTACCCTGTATTCGTCTTGTATGCGATTGTCAGGGAATTAAAGTACCGTTTCTATCACTGGCTCAATGTAATAGGCATCATGCAGACACCGGAAGGCGGGAGGATGTGTTTCAAGGGTATAAGGATAAAAGATATTGGGAAGGAAAAACCGCTTGAATTTAAGAGTGCTATTGCAGGGTATTTCAAATATGATACGGAGAACAAGGAGGAAATGAAATGAAGTGTTTTTATCACAATGACGCAGACGGAAGGTGCGCGGGATTTTGGGTTGCATTAAGCGCCGGGTTAACCAATTACAGGGATGAATGTGAGTTTATTGAAATGGACTATGCAAAGCCATTTCCGATGGATTCCATAAAGCTGAACGAACAGATTTACATTGTTGACTATTCAATATCACCAGACGAAATGCGGCAACTGCTGAATATCACCAAAGATGTAACATGGATTGACCATCATAAAACGGCAATAGAAAAATATGTAGACTTTGAATATGATGTCAGAGGCGTAAGGCATGACGGTATTGCAGGGTGCATGCTTACATATTGCTATCTCCACCATATGACAGGTAGAGGTAATGGAGATATTAAGCCTTTTGATGTTTCAATGACGAAAGGTGCTCCGAAGTTTACAAAACTGATTGCAGATTGGGATGTTTGGAAGTTTGATTTTGGAGATGATACAAGGCACTTTATAACAGCTTTCAATACTTATGACTTTGAACCTAAAAGTAAACTCTGGGAAAGATTTTTCGCATTCCCTGACGAAATGGCTTGCAGTAGTCTGATTCAAGAAGGCGTTACAATGACCATTTTCCGTGATGGATGGGCGAAAGACTACATGAAGCTTGGTTTTGAGACAGAATTTGAAGGAGTAAAGTGTTTTGCGGTAAATCTTGGGCGGTGCAATAGCGAGTATTTCAAAAGCTTACCAGATGGGAAATACGATGTTCTGATGCCATTTGTATTCAATGGTGAAAAATATACAGTCAGCCTTTATTCCAAAACAGTTGACGTATCTGAAATTGCAAAGAAATACGGCGGCGGAGGACATAAAGGAGCATCAGGATTCCAATGCAAACAATTGCCGTTTGTAAAAGCCATATCGGGAGGACAATAACCATGCAGGGACGTAAAAAGCCATACACAGCCATAGGCATCAAGCGCTGCAAATGTATCCGCTGCGGTAAGCCTGCTCATGCCTCGTGGCAGGTATGCGCCGACGGGAGGTTATACAGGCCGCTATGTGCCGAATGCGACATTGCGCTCAATGAAATGGTGCTGAAATGGGCGGGATTCAGTGATTGGGAAGAGAAGATAAGTGCGTACAGGGAAAAGATGAAAGGTGGTAACCCATGAGATACATCATCTGCATATCCGCATACCTTATCCTGACAGTTTTATTCCTACTGTTCAACTATGGGGCGCATAAAAACGATCCACCTGACGACATGTCATAATACTTGATTATTTTGTATTATCCACGCAAATTAACCTATAAAATATGTAAAATTGATAGATTAAAGGAGAATAGCCATGTATAACATCCCATTATCCCGTCCATCCTATTTACCCTACATAGACGAGGTGTTATCCGCTACAGAAAAGGTACTGCGTTCCGGAAATATTGCACAAGGCACAGTTGTAGCGGAGTTTGAGCAGCGCATAGCCGATTATGCCGGCACAAAGTACGCTGTGGCAGTATCATCCGGTACGGCCGGACTGTTTTTGTGCCTTAAAGCCTGTGGAGTAGGACCTGGCGACCAGGTTATAACTTCGCCGTATTCATTTATAGCCACAGTATTCGCCATACAAACGACGGGAGCCAAACCGGTATTCTGCGATGTTGACAGAGATACTTATAATATGGATTTGTCAAAGTTTGGTTGGTATGTTCACAGAAATATCAAAGCTTACATGCCGGTTGATGTGTTTGGATTGCCTTATGACACCTCAAACATAAAAGGGTTTCCTGTGATTGTAGATTCATGCGAGAGTCTTGGCAATCATCCTGATAGACCATTCACAGCGCAGGTGTTCGGATTGTATCCCAACAAGCTTATTACAACCGGTGAGGGTGGTGTAATCTGTACAAATAATAAAAAAATAGCCGACTACTGCAAAGCATACCGCAATCAAGGGCGCAAACCTGATGATACATGGCTGGATTCATCACAGAATGGATTTCACTATCGCATGACGGATTCACAGGCAGCACTAGGCATTGTGCAGATGAAACACATTGACGAGATAATACACAGGCGAAAGCAGGTTGTGCGGCGTTACAACGACAACGGAATATATTTAAGCCAGAGGATTGATACCGACAAGTACAATCCTTTTATTTTTGTCGTGGAGTGTGACAACCGGGACAAGGTAATGCAGCACCTGAAAGATAACGGCATTGATTCCCGTGCCTATTTTCCATCAATTCACCTTATGAAATGTATGAACGGGTATAAACCCGGTGATTTTCCAATATCTGAGGAAATCAGTAGGAGAACCCTTGCTATCCCTTATTTTGCGGATATGTCAATGAGTGATGTGGATTATGTGAGCAAAGTACTGCTGAGCGCGACTGAGGAGGTTTAAAATGGCTAAACGAAGAATTATTCAATGGAAAGAGGAACTGTGCATATATCCAGAATTAGGTAATTGTTTTGTGTGCACAAGTCATTGCGCTGGAAATAGCGGATACACGCAATATTTGTGGAACGGAATTATAACGCATATGAGCAGATTTATTTATGAGCAATGTTTTGGAGATATCCCAACCGGTCAAGGCGTATTACATAAATGCGATAATAGAAAGTGTATCAACCCTGAACATTTATTTTTAGGCACAGATAAGGACAATGCACATGACAGAACAATAAAAGGACGTTCATCGAGCAGAAAAGGTGAAAATAATGGGCGTTCTGTATTAACAAAAGAACAAGTGCTAAATATTCTACACGACAAAAGAATGTATAAGGAAATTGCGGGTGATTATGGTGTAAAAACTTCTTGTATAGGTTTAATAAAGCGCGGTAAAAATTGGAGGTCTGTTATTTATGCGTAAAATTTGCGTTATAACAACATCACGGGCGGACTACGGATATCTGTACTGGATTATGGAGGATTTACAAGACAGTTACAATATAGGTTTACAGATAATATGTCCTACGAATCATCAAAATTTTGAAGAAATTAACGATAAATTTGGAAAAAGTTTATGTCGTGCGGCTCCAGTCTATTCTATAGATGATTTCGGGGACTTTTACTCTAGCTGTCTAAATTTATTGCGCAACCTGAAACCCAGTATACTTTTGTGCGTAGGTGACCGCTTTGAAGTTATGGCTGCTGCCACTGCTGCATTGCTGTTGAATATACCTATAGCGCACCTGCATGGCGGAGAAACTACTACGGGCAGCTTTGACGACAATATTCGTAATGCAATTACTCAAATGGCGCAATATCATTTTGCATCTACCGATGGATACGCGATGGAAATATGCAGAATGGTTAACCAGAGTAAATATAACATCCAACCTGGAATTGCCAACTACAACGCCTATGTTAAAGGAGATACGGACAATCATATTTACGATACGGGCAGTCCCGGCCTTGACTGGTTAAAGCGCACAAAGTTACTTTCAAAGCAGGAATTACAACAGTATGTCAGTATTGACCTGAACCAGCCGTTTATTGTGGCTTGTTTGCATCCTGAAACTAAAAACTTGGAGCAGACAGAAGAAAATACAAGGGAATTCCTGTTTGCTTTAATGCAGACAGACCAACAAATTGTTTTAATAAGGCCAAATATTGACCCTGGAAACGATATTATAAAAAGCTACTATTCGCAAAAGTGGATTGGTGAAAAAATACTTATCGTTGACAACCTTGACCACATCGTTTACCTGTCCCTGCTCCAATATGCCGAACTTATGGTGGGGAATTCATCCTCTGGCATCATCGAATCAGCATCGTTTGATCTGCCTTCTGTAACCGTAGGCAATCGTCAGGCGGGACGGATAAGAGGAAGCAATGTATTTGACTGTCCGTGCGAGACAGAGGCTATTTTGACCGCTGTAGACAGGGCCAGGGAATGGAACGCTACGGTTGGCGGGTGTGATAACCTGTACGGTAAGGGTGACAGCTCAGAAAAAATCATAAAAGTATTGGAGGAAATAAAATGAGCGAATCGTTAATTAGCCACTTTAAAGAATTACGCGGCTTACCTGTTATGGTTTCGCATTCAAGGATTTACGAGGGCAAAGAGTATATTGCGAAAACGTTTGTTAACGGGCATCAGGTGAAAGAAGGAGAAAGCATTGAACCGTTCCTTGTCGGTACCAAAGATAAGGCAATAAAGCAGACTAAAAGATGTGTGAAGCACATATTGGCGGAAAACCCACAGGTTTTAGTCAGGGTAGACCCTGAACTTTCCGAACACAACGGCAAATATTTTGTGTACATGAGATTAGCATTTTGACGAAAGGATGAAACTATGAACACTTGCATTTTTTTAACAACCCGTGTAGGCAGTTCAAGACTGCCCAAAAAAGCATTATTGGACATAAACGGCGAAACGGTAACGGATATACTGATCAACAGGCTTAAGAAAACCGGTATACCCATAATCCTAACCGTTCCCGACACGCCGGAGGATAAAAAGTACCTTGAACCCATTGCCGAACAAAACGCAGTGGGCTTTTTCATGGGTGACGCTGACAGCCCGGTTAAAAGGCATATTCAAGCTTGCAAAGAATTTGATGTTGACTATATCGTACTCTCTGAGGGCGACGACTGGCTCGTATGCAGGGAAACAGTCAACGCAGTATACTACAGGGCAAAGGAATTAAAGTTCAAAAAAGCTATACGGACGGAAGGATTGCCGTTTGGTATGAACGTTATAGCATATCCGCGTGAAAATCTGGAAAACGCAGACTTCACAGGCGATACCGGATGGGGCGCGTACGTCACAAAGGGTGCCTATGTACTGACGTTTGACTATGCAAGGACATATAAGCTGAGTATGGATTACATGGAGGACTTTGAAACCATGAAAGACGTGTATCTGAACTGCAAGCGCAATCAGTATGTCGGCGGGATAATCGGTTATATGGATAAAAAGATTAAGGCTGGGGAGGCGATAGCTTGACTTGCGATAAAAACGATATGCAAAACATAAGTGAATTTACGTTGCAGAAATTCAAATTCGCATTAGAAGGACGAATTTCACAGGAAATGGTGCGGGATTGTCCAATGGAAGTATATGTGGATTATATGGCAAAAGATATAGTGTACAAATTGACAAAAAATGTCTTGGGCGAAAAGCTGGATAGAATAAAATATCCTGAAAACTGGAAAGAGGCCGTAAAAGAGGCCTTTTTTAATTGGATTAAATCGGCTAAAGCGCAGGTTTTCTTGAATAAAAAATATCCTGTTAAATACAAAATTTATGATGCGGTAATGTACTATCCGAAAATGGCAATGCCCGAACAGGAACATGAATTTAGATTTGCGAGGTGGAAGGATTGAAAATAACATTAGCACAGGTAAAGGATGGCAAACAGTGTATCACCGCAAAGCATCCTGTTTTCTATCCCGAGCTGATTAAGCCTGCATACATAAACAGCCAGACAGGGTACGGCTTTGAAGAACATCATTTCGGCAAAAAGTATAACACATACTGCATAAATGCCTTTTCGTACAGGAAAAATCACCTGTTCCCCGGATATGACGACGGTAGAAGTCCCGGAAAGAAGCTGCCATATACCTATATTGGTGGCATGAAAACGTATGTTGTAATATGCTACGACCTGCGCTTTCCGGAACTGTTCGCAAGGGTAAAAAATCCTGATTTAATTTTGGTACCTGCTGATTGGCCGCTTATACGTATTCATCACTGGGATGCGCTACTTAAGGCGAGGGCGATTGAAAGCAGGTGCTTTTGCGCTGGCATAAACAGAAACGGGCATAGTGCAGTATACAACTGGAATGGCACTTGCCTGAACGATATTGACGAAACGGAAAGGTTTATTGAGGTGGAATTATGAAAAAACAATATAAAGCAAGGGGGACATAATGAACCGATGTGATATTTGCGGTAAATGGTTTGATAGAGGGACAACTACTTTGCCCAATAATGTCTGCGACAACTGTATGAAATATGTGCAATACAAAGTTGTAAAACGAACCACAGCAGAAGATGTAAGGCACTATATGGGGCTTATCAATTCTTACGAAAAAGAAATTGAAAAGTGCAAAAATACAATAAATCAGAATGAGGAATTGATTGAATGGGCAAGGCAGCAAATTAATATTTTATAATAAAATTTGGAAGGGTGATTAAGTGCTGATACACATAGGCGGTACAGATATTACAGAATTGCTGTCTGCACACGATGGCGAACATTGCAGGCTTGAATTTGAGATAAAAAGCAAGAGGCTCAAGACTGCATGTGGCGGCGTTATACAGGTAATGAGAACGCCTGAAACACCATATAACCCATTGGCAGATATGGATTGCGGAACAGATGCAATGATAGGGAGGGGAAAGTAAAGCCCGCTATTTTTTAACGGGCTTTTCAATGTGCTGCTTTAAAATAGTCACAATGTAGTTGTTCAGGGAACGATTTTCCTTTTCAGCCCTTTGCTCAAGTTCCTGCTTTAACTCTTTTGGCAACGACAATATGGTTCTTGTGCTATCTTTTGAAATCACGATATCACCTCCGTAAAGTAGTATATCACGGTACAATAAACATTGCAATGGTGATATAAAAGTGATATACTATAAATAAAGGAGTGATAACAATATGTATATAAAATATAAAAACTTAGAAGGTAAAAAAGTTAACAGACTAACATTTATCAAAAACTTAGGTATGGACGGAAACAATAAAACAAAATGGTTGTGCAAATGTGACTGCGGAAAAGAAATTTCGATAATACCAGCCGCCGTTATGAATGGGAACACAAAAAGTTGTGGGTGTTTAAAAATTGAATCAATCGCAAAGCGAAGGTTTGTAGATTTGTCTGGAAAGAAAATAGGGAAACTAACTGTAATTAAGCGTAACGGATTTTCTTCAGATGGGCATATTACGTGGGAATGCAAATGTGAGTGTGGGAAAATAGTAACGCGAGCAGGAAGAAATTTAACGCAAGTCAGTGTCGAAGCCAAAAGTTGCGGGTGTTGTTCTATTGAAAATCTTATAGGAAGGAACATAACAAGAGCAAAACATCTCGAATCAAACACTAGACTTTATAAGGTATGGCTCGGAATGAGAAATAGATGTTATTGCGAAGCGTGGAAGGGGTTCAAAAATTATGGTGACAGGGGAATTCAAGTATGCGACGAATGGAAGGACGATTATATACCATTTAGAAACTGGTCTTTAGCTAACGGATACACCGAAGAACTGACAATAGAACGCAAAGATGTTAACGGTAATTATGAACCTTCCAATTGTAGATGGGCAACATGGGCTGAGCAAGCTAACAATAAGCGGGACAGTCACATGCTAGTATATAAAGGCAAAACACAAACAATGGCGGATTGGGCAAGGGATTATGATATTAATTACGGAACTTTTCGTGACAGGATTTATGCGGGAACGAGTATCGAAGAGGCAATTTCTCACGAAAAGAGAAATGAACGCTTAATAGCACACAATGGGAAAACGCAAAGTCTTATTGAGTGGGCAAAAGAATTCAATATTAATTACGGGACATTGAAGGCGAGGCTTAGAAAAGGATGGCCTATTGAAAAATCATTAACAGAGCCAATAAGTATGTTAAGAAAGAGGAAAATATCATGAAAAAATGGTTAATTTTTGGAATTGGGGGCAGTATGGGGTCACGCAGATGCCGAAATTTACAGGAGTTAGGCTACACGGACATTGTTGGATATGACATGAATACGGAATCAGCTAAAAAAGCAGTAAAAAAATATAACATTCAATATGTCGAAAAGCTAAAGGATTTGTGCAATTACAAATTTGATGCAGCTATTATAAGCGTACCGCCATTGCAAAAGCAAAAGTATATTGATTTATCAAATCGTTTCAATGTGCCCTGTTTCATTGAAGCTGATGTGACAGAATATACCGGAAATTACTACAGTTCCGCTACGCTCCGGCACCATCCCGCCATACAGAAAATAAAGGAACTGCTTGACACTGGCGCACTTGGCAAGGTATATACATTCACCTACCACCTGGGACAGTCTATCTATGACTGGCATCCTGGGTGCGATATGAAAGCATACTATGCGGCGCAGAAAGAGTCTGGAGCTTGCCGTGAAATGTTCTGCTTTGAGATTGCGTGGATGTCATACTTACTTGGATCTCCGATTGATGCAAAAGGACTTATTGACAAGAAGCTTGGCGATCCTGACATAACGGCGGATGATGTGTATGCGGCAAGTGTAGAGTTCTACAACAAAAAACAAGCGGTATGGGTAGAACCGATAAATGAAAACAACACATTATTTAAGGCGTTAAACTCAAATACTGTTACCGGCACTGTCCTAATTGACATAATATCCCGTCCTGCTATCCGTGAACTGCGCATTGTGGGCGAAAAGTGCAATCTACTCTGGAACTGGAAAGATAGCTACATTTCGCTTGAGCATCCCGACGGTGCCGTTATCACATACGGTTATGAGCGAGGCAAAGCGGCAGATGGATACAATGCCAATATCTGCGAGGATATGTACGTGGCAGAAATGAAGAATTTTATTGACGCTATACAGGGCAAAGCGAAATATTTGTATACCCGGGAGGATGAAAAAGCGGTTATGGGGATATTGGGAAAGGTGGAAGGGAAATAAAATGTGGTATACAAACTGGCGTGTGCTAGATGGTATTTTGAAAATTCCGATTAAGAATGGAACCAACGGCGAACAGCAGATAGTAGCATTTTTTGAAGAGCTTATAAAAATAGACGGTGCTAAGGAAGTATTTGAAAAGTACGGCGTGGAATTTAAAGCGAGGTAAGCAGCTGGAAGGCTGTTTTTTTATGCCAAAATATAAGGGAGGACACGGAATGATGCATTTTGCAACATATAGCAGGTCACAGGATTGTTTCCCAAATAATGCGCCTGACACTTTTACCGGCGGAAAAGGGTGCCATGTTACCGCGGATGACGGGCGGGAATTCATAGACTGGGGCATGGGACTCAGAGCTGTACTGCTTGGTTATTGTTATCCGGCAGTTGACGAAGCAGTAAAGAAGGCCATAGACAAAGGCGTATGCTTTACCCGTTCGAACCCGTACGAGGGCGAACTACGGGAGATTATCACGCAGGAATTGAAACTGGGCGAGACATGCAAATTCGGCAAGAACGGCTCAGATGCGACAAGTGCGGCGATTAAACTGGCGCGTGAGTACACGGGGCGAAACATGGTGCTGATTGCGGAAGAAAACCCGTTCTACGCTCAACAGGATTGGTTTATTGGTACAACACCAGTGAATGGCGGCATACCGAATGATTCAACTATAAAGAAATATTCATACGATGCCATGACTGTCAATGATAGGACATATAACCCGATTACAATTGATTGGCACGATAACTTTGTCGCACTTGATGAATATGTCAGTAGTCACAGCGTAGCCGCCATTGTCCTTGACCCCGCCACAGTGGACATAACAAAAGAAAAGCTGCAGTACATCCGTGACCTGTGCGACGAATACGGCTGTATGATGATACTTGACGAAACAATATCGGGGTTCCGGTACGATATACGAGGCGTACAGGGGCTATATGGCATTAAACCTGACTTAGCCTGCTATGGGAAAGGTATGGGTAACGGCTATGCGGCGAGTTGTTTGGCTGGCAGAAAGGAACTGTTTGACTTAGGCTTGAGAGGCAAGGGAAATGTATTTTGCATGTCCGGGACTTATTTCAGCAATACGCCTGATTTGGCGGCGGCAATAGCGACGATACAGGAACTGCAGGAATACCGCGACGTGAAATATACTGCCGGCACGAAACCGAAGGTAATTGACGCGCATGAAAAGCTAAAACGCATAGGGAGTGCACTGATTGAAATTACAAATGACCACATCAGGCGTTACGGACTGCAAAAAGATCTTTCAATCGGCGGTTATCCTTCGTGTCCCATGATGCACTGGAACGATATTCGCCTCAAGACGATATTTGATTGGTATATGGTTAAAAATTCTGTCCTTATGCCGTATATTGCGCCTTGCTTATCGCACAACATTCAAGATGTGTGTGTTACGCTTGACGCTATTGCCGATTCGCTCAACTGTGTACGTTCCGCAGTAGAATATGGGGATTTGGACAAATTTATTGAAAAGAATTGCGGCGGATGGGTAGAAAAACCTGTGTTCAGGAAAGCATGAGGTGGTAAATTTGAATTCATCACGTATGGAAAGACTATTAATTGAATATTCCAACATACCCGACAGGCGGCACGAGATTGAAATCAAATTGAATGAAACCAAAACATTCAAGCAAAATGCCACTGACACATTAAGGGTTTCTGTGCCTGACGGTATGCCGCATAGCAAAAGTATGCGTGATTTAGTGTATGAGGCGGTTCAGAAAATCATTGATGAATATCAGACGCATCTTGACTACTACTGTAACCAAATAAGGTTGTACAATGAGGCCGAAACGGCAATGTATAACGCCTTGAAATGCCTTGACAAGAACGAATACAACATTATATATCACAGGTACATAAAAGGCTATGACTGGCGGGCGGTAGCGTTAAGGACAAACAACAGCGAAAGAAATTGCTATTACATCCGCGATATTGCACTGGAAAAGTTGATGGGGAATTATGAGGAATAACGACAAGCCGTCTAAGTGATTAAGTTCATTTAGGTGGCTTATTTTTTATGCCCAAAAGTTTGCAGTCGGTTGCAGTTTATATAATTTATAGTAATAACATGAGATAGCATGGTATTCATGTAAATATTGCAAGGCGGGCAACCGCCTTATTTTTTATGTCACAAAACGGGGTGGGATTGTGAGTTCGTTAAAGCTCTTAATAAACGATACGAAGCTATATTTTAAAACGTGTCTTAAGATACGAGATAGGGAAACAAGCACAATAATGCCGTTTATGACTAATAAAAGCCAAGACAGGCTTGTAAAGATTGTGGAGGAATGGAAAGAACAATATCCAGACGAAAAGACGAGGCCGACGCTGTACGTAATAATATGCAAAAGTAGAAAACAGGGTTTCAGTACATGTACTGAGGCTCTTTTCTTTAAGGAATTGCATTTTAGTTTAGGCAAGGTTGCAATGATAGTCAGTTACGACGCCGATTCAGCAACGACAATCAACAATATGTCGGATCTGTTTTATCAGGAA